TGCGTCCCTGTTGAGGAAATTAAAGATGCGTTGTGGTGGATGGAAGAGGGGCTGAACAAAGTAGAAATGGGGCATACACTCTTCACAAGGACATCTGAGTCAAAGAAGAAAATAGAACGGTGGCTTAGTAGCTTGTAAAGCTAACGGTTCGCATGAGGGGCGCCATGCACCCAAATAGTGGATAGTATTAAAGTAGTGAGATTTTAACCAATAAACGACAACCGCAAGGGGTAAGCGTCCACTCAATGCGGTTGTTAGGCTACTAATTTTACTGGAGATTAAACATGCGAACTAATTTAATTTTACATTTTCACTGTTCCGAATGTGGCAAAAGGCTCGAACTTTGCTACCCTAAAGAAACGAGCAAAAAACCTGTTGATCCTGAATACGGGGAAGTTGAAGAGGAGCCAACGGGAGCAGATTGTTTTTATCCTCCTGAGATTTCAGTTCGTCCATGTAGATATTGCATAGAAAAATATACTGGACCGGCAAGACAACTGCAGGCGGCACTTAGCACTATAATTAAAGCCTAACGGTTCGCATAACCTGCTTGCGGATAAGGAGAAAGAGTTTTGAACAAAGATAAAATATCTGGTGGAAACGGCGTATCAGCTACCGGCCGGGGCAGCAAGTCAGCCGTTAATGCGCTTGTTAGCTTGTCGTCAGATTTCAAAAGTTTATTTTTAGAATGGTTTAACGCCGTTGAAGATCTGAATCCAGATTATTTAGAGGTTCGTGATTATGTGGCCGCAAGGATGTTGTATGAGTCCAGTGGCCGTAGGGTACCTGTTAGTGTTTTGAATGGTTGTTTTGGAGAACCCAAAAAACCTGGCGATTATGACCATGATTATTTTACAGGAGGATAAATGAAAACCCCAAAAGAAAAATACATGAATGACCCGGAATATCATCATTTTGTGCAGGCGCTTGAGCAAATGATCGAGCAGGCAAGGTTTACCCCGTCAGAGTTGCGCGAAATGTGCATATTGGCCTGTATAAACTACGAGATGCGGCATGTTCGTGAGCATACAATAGATTCACGAGTGAAAGATGCTTTCCGAGTGTTTGACGATTTTATATGCAACCCACGGAGAAGCTAACAAGAGAATATCATAACCGTGCAAGGTTGGGGCGTCTGAAAAGGAGGTAGCGGTATGTATCGAAAAAGGAGGCGGTGCAGTAGAAAGATGGCGGCAATGCGCAGGGCAAAGGAGAAAAAGCGTCTTGCCGGGCCAGAGCCTGATTATCCGGTGGACCTGCCGCGCTTGCGGCGGCGGATCATAGTCATTGACTATGATTTTGGCCGGGTCGTCCATTGGATCGACTTGTACAGGACAAATCGCGTTGACTGTTACCGGGCCGTTGCCGATGGGCGGCCGTGGCGTGACAGAATCGGCTGGTCCCGTGTCTTGGAGGGGCTCCGCAAGAGTTTTCTGCGGGTGAGCGCCCTGGTGTAGAGTAGAACTCAGTGTAGTAGTATACTATATGTAGTACGTCGTAAATTTACATGGCACCATGTTGTGCGTATCATGACTGTGTATTGACGGGGGTTATCCCTGTCCGGTATCAGTCAATCGTAAGGGGTACGCATGACATTGCAGGAGCTACAGGACCGGCTGGCGCTGTACCTGGCGGCTGAAAAAAAGCTGCTTGAGGGCAACCAGGAATGGGAGATCGACGGCGAGCGGTTCCGACGGGTTGACCTGGAGAATGTCCAGGCGGAAATCCGGCGGCTGCGCAACGAGATTGAGATCATCCAGCGCACTGAGGCCGGCGGCGGCCTGTTTTACACAACACAGGCTGTTTTCGGGGGCCGTCGATGACCGCCCCGACCAGTGCCATCACCTCCATTGCCGGTCGCCTCGGCCGGTCTGCATCCTCTTTATCCTATCGAGCGCTGACCACCATCGGAGCTGGTCTGCTCTCTCCGTTTTCTCCCGGCCGCGCCCTGCGGTACAGGGAGCACCGCAACGCGTATCGCACCTATGTGGCCGGTGAGTTGTCCGGCCCGAATGCCAATTTCCGGCCCCGTAACCGTTCCGCCGACGCTGAGATCAGGCGTGGTGAGAAATGGATTACCGCCCGAGTCCGCGACCAGGTCCAGAATAACCCCCTTATAGCCGGCGGCATCGAGGTCATCTGTTATAACGTCGTCAGGGCCGGTATCATGCCGGAGTTCAGTCTGCGCGACCGGTACGATGAGCCGATGACGGATGTCAACGCGGCCCTGCAGCGGCTGTTTGAGCGATGGCAGCGGCACGCGGACGCCACCGGTCACGGTTGGCTCTGTGATATCCAGAAACTCATCCTCCGTCATCTCTGGGTTGACGGCCAGATATTGATCCACCGGGTATATGATGATTCCCTGCCCGGTATTGTGCCGTTGCGGCTGGAGCTGCTGGAATGCGATCACCTGGACCGTGCTGTTGACGGGCCGCTGGACAACGGCAATATCGCCCGCCGCGGCATCGAGCTTGACCCGGCAACCGGCAAGCCGGTTGCCTATCATATCCTGACCGAACATCCGGGCGACTACCTGTCCACCTCCATCGAATCCCGGCGCATTCCTGCCCGGGACATCATCCATGTCTATGACCGCCGCCGAGCCTCGCAGTTCTCCGGGATTTCCTGGCTGGCCGCTGTGGTCATGGAGGCCTATCGCATGGACGAATACCGGGTGTATGAGCAGGACGGCGCCCGGGCCGCGGCAGCCTTTGTCGCCTTTGTCCACTCCGCCTATCCCTCGGCCCTGTCGCCGGGGTCCGGGATCGCGCCCGGCGGGCAGTCAACGCCGTCGGTTACCGGCTCGGCAGATGAGCGCCCCAGCGAGATTGTCCAGAACCAGATCACCTACCTGCCGTCTGCTTCCAATGTCACCCTGGCGTCGCACAACCGGCCGGGCAACAATTTCGAGCCATTTGTCAAGGACTCCAAGCGCACCCATGCCGCAGGCATGACCATGTCATACGAGGCCCTGAGTCGTGATTTTACCGATGCCTCCTATGCCTCGGCCCGTTCCGGGTCCCTGGAGGAGCGGTTGTCCTACCAGTCGCAGCAGTGGCTGCTCAACCGGCAGGCCGGGTCACCGATCGTGGCCTGGTTTCTGGAGGCCGCTTACCTTTCGGCCCTGGCGCCCGACATCCCCGGCTATGCCGCCGACCCGCTCAAATATCATGAAATGCATGAACATCAGGAACCGGGCTGGACCTGGGTTGACCCCAAAAACGACGCCCTGGCCGCCGACCTGATGATTGATAACGTCCTGGACACCAGGACCAATATTGCCGGACAGCGCGGCCGCAACTGGGACCGGGTTGTCCAGCGCACCCTGGTCGAAGAGGAAAAACTGCAGGCGGTATACAAACTGCGGGCAAAAAACGCCCGCCTTAAACAACAGATTAAGGATGCGGGCAAATGATGCGGAGACGTTTAGGACGCGGCCGGCGGCTGCGGATTGACCAGGTTTTTGCCAGGGCCGGGATTGAGCCAGGCACCATGGTGCGGCAGGCGGCCGGGGCCGTGACCACCGATGATGAAGCGGTCCGCTGGATGTTGACCACCGAGCAGCCGGTCACGGTCTGGGACTGGGATCGGTACGAGTTTGTGCGAGAGATCCTGCTGGTTGATGGTATCAGCACTCCGGACCAGGTGCCGCTGTTAGACTCGCACAGCAGATTTTCGGTCGAGGACCTGATCGGCTCGGTCCGGGATTTTGCGGTCATCGAGTCCGGTCCGTATCGCGGTATGGAGGGCGTTGTCCATTTTGCGGCTGACGAAAAATCGCAACGCACCCGGCAAAAGGTCATTGACCGCCACCTGACCGACGGCTCGGTCGGCTACGCGGTTGACAAAAAAATATGGATCCCGGCCAAAGAGTCGGCCGTGGTCGAGGGCAGGACCTTTGTCGGTCCGGTCAAGGTCAGTTACCGGTCGACCCTGAAAGAATTTTCCGCCACTCCCATCGGCGCCGATACCCTTGCCAAGGTGCGGCACCTGTGTATGGCGGCTGAGATATAACCAGGCGGGCCGCTCCGGCCCTTGAATGAACACCAGGCCGCAACTGCGGCCGCCACAAAACGAGGTAAATAATGGACAAACGATTGAGAGCATGGCTGGAGCAGAATGGACTCCGGCCCGACGCCGATGAAAAAAAGGCTTGGGATACCTACGCGCAACTCCGCGCCGACGGCATTGTCCTGGATGGTTTTGAGGATGCGAGCCGTGACGATGCGCCCGGCGGGGATGATGCCGGTAATGCCGGTGATGAGTCCAGGGCGGCTGATGTTGATCAGCGCGCCCCGTTGAATACGGACGTGCAGGCGCAGATTGACGCCGCGGTCCGGCAGGCCAGGGTTGATGATCTTGCCATGCGCGCGGCCATTGATGAGCGGCTGCAGGTGGCCGGGTTTACCGGCCCTGATGACAAGGAATTCCGGTCCGCCATCATCAACGACCCGAACATGACCACCGAGCGGGCCACGGACATGATTTTCAAACGGCTGCAGACGCAGAATCCGGCCATCGGCGGCGGAGCAGCCGCCACTGTAACCAACGAGGACCGGGACAAGGTGCGCGACGCGGTGACCGATGCCCTGCTCCTCCGCTCCGGACTGCCGGTTGAGACCCCGGCCCCGGGCGCAACAGAGTTCCGCGGCCGCAGCCTGATTGAGATCGGGCGCGAGATGCTGGAGCGGTCCGGGACCACGAC